ATCTGGATCATCTATCCAGTTCTGAACTCTTCCAGTTCTAGATATTAAACTTGTCATTAGACTAGATCACTTAATGTAGGTGGTTTATAGTTTTTGCTCTTTAATACTTTTCCGTCTTCCCTGTAGATAGGCTTTCCACCATCACCAAGTTTTGACATATTACTTTTATGGACTCGATGTAGAGCTTCATCTAAATCCCATCCCATATTTGCTGCGTATTGATAGCAGACATATACGAGATCACTGAGTTCTTTAATAGCTTCCTCATGCAAAACTAAGCTCTGTCTAAAGAGCATTCCTTCTGCTTCTAAAAATTCTTTAAATTCTTCAACGATCAAATTCCGCTGCATAGTCCGCGAGCTGAGATTCTGAGAGTTTTTTACTCCGAACGCTGTCCTGAACTCTTTGGCTTGTTCTAAATTCGATTTCATTCGATAAGTAGTGGATTGCTTTTGATAAATCTTCAATGTCGTCGTCTTTATGACCAGCTCGGCAGACGTACTTAATTACATTTCCTAAATGGAAGTTTAGTTCTTGACTACGAATAAAATCCCATGGCTGGATGGATCCACGCCTGTAATATTCTGGTCCAGTTTCATTGGTGGTTTCGGCCATTTTTCAATTAGATTTGTAAGGCTATTAGCTAGTACAAAGTTTTGTTTTTGTAATGCTAGGAAGACAGTATTAATGTCTTCTCTAGCTGTAAGTGGATTCTCTATTGAATCTTTTATTAGTCTTAATTTTAAATCCTGTTCAACTGTCAATTCTGTAATCGGGGCTGGGATTCCAGAGTATGGGTTCCATTTTTTCGTCGTCATAATCCTCAGTAGTTAATATCCTTGCTAGACGTGCATTAGTTAAAGCAACTTCTTCCGATAGTTCCTTTTCTTTAAACGCATCGACAACTGTTTTCCAGCTATATCCTTTCTCTTCAAACAAAGCAACAGCTCTTTTGACGCCTATACCTGGTACTCCTGCATAGCCGTCAGTATTGTCTCCAGCCAAGGATTGAATTAGATGCCATTTAGCACCTTCTTCTTTCGTGATTGTGAAAGATTCATCAAAGTTCCATAGCATTCCAGGGATTTGTTTCATGTCCTTATCTGGACTAACAATGATATTGCCTGTATGTTTTGTGGCAAATATTCCCATTGCGTCGTCTGCCTCTAAGGTAGGCATTCTGATTACTGAATATTCTTCAGATAATTTATTGATGACACGCCTGTAACCGCAAGGCTTCTTACGATTTCGGTGTCCTTTGTAGTCAGCTTGTATGTCCTTACGAAAGTTTTTACTGTCACTAAAGAACAGAATAATTTCATCAAAGGAACCAAACTTATTCGCTATCTTTTTCAGTTCACGTTGTACACAGCTGTAAGCATCTTTGAATGTAGAGGTAACGAGAATAACATCATCTCCAAAATCAATCTCACTCTCTGCTGCAGCACAACATTTATATACTGTAAAATCAGCATCAATTAATAATTTCATAGGTTAGTGGACCTCAGCCCACGTAGCACCTGCTTTTGCTTCAGCTGCTATTGGTATTCTGAGGGAGTAATATTCGCCGCTTTCAATAGCGGAAAGAACAAGAAGAGATTTGAGATCATCAACATGTTCTGGGTGGGATTCATACTGAAGCTCGTCGTGAATAAAAGCGAGCTGATTGCAGCGTAAACCCATTTCTTTTGTGTGGTCATGGGTGATTTTGAGCCAACGCTTCGCGATAACTCCAGCTGAGCACTGAAGTAAATAATTTAATGCTTTGTGAGTACTGTCTACATAGATTTTTCTTCCATCGACAGCCAAGATCGAGCCTGTAGAAGACCGCTTCTTAACAGCCTGTAGTAGCTCTGAAAGTCCATCAATGGCTTCGATGAACGCGGCTCGTACTTGTTTTCCTTTAGCTCTTGCCTTATTTGGTGATAATTGTTTATCGACTGAGAGTCCGATTTTTGCATCTCCTGCTCCATATAAGAAGGCATAGGTAACGGTCTTTACATCTCGTCTACTTATGCCAATTTTATCTGCATTGACTTGGTGGATATCTCCGTTAAGGAGTATGTCGGCATATCTACCACCGTCGTATCTGGCGAGGTAGTGAGCAAGCATCCTAAGTTCAATGCCACTAAGGTCAGCCCCGCACATAACCATTCCTGGCGAGGCGGTAAATAATTTTCTAAATTCTTCATCGGCTGGTACTTGGGATAAATTTGGTTTTCTGTGTGAACATCTAAATGTGTTTGTTGCTACTGAACAATGGTGATGAATACGATTAGACGTCGTAACAAGCCGTAGCCATGCGTTCACGCCTTCTGAGATCATCCCTATAGCCTTTTTCAGTTCCAGGCATCGTAGAAAACTCAGAGCAATATCCGTCCCAATGTCCTTTAGAACTATTTCGTCTACTACTGGCTTCCCGTTCGAGCTTATTAATAACGGTTTCCAGCCATAATGTACTGTCAATACCCATGCGATGTGGTCTCTAGATGTTGGGTTGAGTTCTTTTAATCGTTGTATCTCGCATCCTTCAAAGTATCCTTGTGTCCTGTTATTTCGTTTAGGAGTGAACAACGATCCTGCAACGAAAGGGTGTTGTTCTCGAAGTACTCCAGTAAGCTCTTCCATCTCGGTTCGGAGAGATGATTCAAGTTCGAAAGCTTGACGTTCATTAAAGTACCATCCATGTAATTCTTGTTGGGTAAGTATTTGAGCGACTGAATGCTCTAACGAGCACCAGTCAGGTAAGGGTAAAAGTGGTCGCATAATTTCTTTGTAACTTCTACGTCTTGAGCGCAGTAATCCTCCATCTCTTGACTCCACTCTGACCAATCACTTGTCTTACCAAACTCTCCCTTGTACTCACCAAGCCTATAGCCATATGACTCAAGACTGTGGCGTCCATAAAGTTGAAGTGGCATATGTCTCCACTTATGTTTATGATCTATGTCATAGAGATTTGGGTGGTATAGACGTGATAAAAGAAGAGTGTCAACAATGCGATGACGGGGAGTGAAATAGTTATATAATTTGCTAATACACGGGATGTCAAAACCAATAATGTTATGACCAACAATCGTGTCAGCAACAAGTAACTTACAAAGTCCCTCAGAAATGGAGTATTTGTTATTCTTTTCATCATTGTAGGTTTCTATATCATCTGTAGTTGAGTCATATATTGCTATGCAGTGTATACGTGTTGCGTCGTGTAGTAGACCATTTGTTTCTAGGTCAAAGACGAGTGTCATTTCTTCGTCCACTTATAAGTCTTGTCTACAAACTTTGCTTTCTTCTTTGCCTCCTCGGTAGGTGGCTTAGGTTTATTTAAGTGTGTGTACCATGGGTGTTCATAGTCACTATTTTCAAAAATCCGTGGTTTTGCTTGTTCCACGGAGAAAGGATGGTTCCGTAATTTCATTCTCTGTAAATCTACAGTGGGATAAGTCGTATGTAAGTTTCGAAGCTATTCCTGTTTCGCCTGAATATCTGTTTTTAAGGACTCTAAGAGTCGTATTACTTCGTTCCTCTTCGCTCTGTTGGTCTCGTTCCAAAGCGATGACTGCATCGCTGATTTGAGAGATACTATGAGACCCTCGTAACTGTCCAAGGGACACTCGACCTCCTTCTTCATGTGACTTTCTGTCATTACCTGTTCTTCTTAAATGACTAACTAAGAAAAGAGTTATACCTGTACGTTCAACTAAACTTCGAAGACGAGTCATCGTCTGATCTATCATTCGTCGTTCATCTCCATCTAATCCACTCAATAAAATACTGAGGTGATCTAGGAATACAACACGACACTCCAGTCCACTGGCAAGGTATTCGATCCGATTGTAAACCACGTCCGGATCAAAAGAACCAAAGCCATCAAACATGTAGAGATGCCAATTAGCAATGGTATTAGAAAAATGTTCTTTGAGTTCTTGTTCGTCATGTTCTCCTATGTGTAGGGGTTTTCCTACAGCCGAGGACATCAATCCAAGAGCTGTTTGTCTATTACTTGCCTCAAGGTCCAAGAACCCAACTCGTTCCCCTTTGTTGAGGAGATGAGTTGCAATTTCACGGGTGATTGTTGATTTTCCTTGACCAGTGCCACTAGTAAATGTGACAAGTGATCCGTACCTGATCCCTCGTAATTTCTTGTTAAGTCCCTCGTATGGGTAGTCATGGTCTGATTCTTTCTGTGGAGTGGTTACTTCTTTAAGTAATGTCTTGGCATCGACTATTCCATCAGGTTGATATGGCTTTGCATCCCATATCGCTCGTCTTATTGCTTCTGAATCATTCGCTTGCAGAGCTTCTGAAGCGTCTTTATAGGTGTCGAGCCTTGCAATTTTTGTCTTCCCTGGTGGTAATACGCTTGCAGCATCTTCCGCTGCTTTTCTTCCAGCCTCATCTCCATCAAAGAAGAGAACAATTTCTTCATATCCTTGGAATAAATCGTATTGTTTCTGTATGTCTTTCTTGGCTGAGGCAGCTCCATGTGGGAGCGATACGTGTGGCCAACCTGTCATGGCTTCATAGCCACTAGCAGCGTCTAACTCACCTTCATAAACAATGATGCGTTTGCCACTACTAGGGAACAAATGCTGACCAAAAAGAGTATCGGTACTAATACCTTCATAATAAAAGTCTTTTTGTTTTGTCTTTACCTTTGCTCCTTGAAGTATTCCATCGCTAGTGAAATAGTAGAAGCGTAAAAGTTCTCCGTCTCTGAAGATTTTATATTTCTGGTTTGTCTTTTCACTGATTCCTCTACGTTGCAGCCGTACGGCAGATCCTTTGAGTTGTACATTGGTAGACATTTCGTGATTGTGATTATTTTCTCCATTCCCAGGAGTACGGGCGTGACATACAAAGCAGTAGGTATGTCCATCTGAATACTCAGACTTCGCATCACTACTGCCACAGTTTTCACATGCTGTATGTCTAACGAATTCGCTCTCTATATGAGCCATTCCATTGGTATGTTGTGCCAAGCAGTCCAAGGTATATCGTGCTTCTCGCACCACTTAGCGTATGTAGTTTTAGATTTCTTTGAGATCTTATTGTAAGGAGCTTGAAAGACCATCCTTATATCTAAGTATGGGTTCTGCTTTTTTACAGCTTTCATCTTTCTTCGATCCGCACTGTCCCAATATCCCTTTGTTTCTAAATAGATCCCATTAGGGAGTAGAAAGTCAGGGCGGTAAACGTGCGAGATCGTATAAGAGACTTGAGTTGGTTCATATTCATAATCAATACCTAATTCACATAATAAATCTGAGACCTTCTCTTCTAGTTCTGACTTGAACATTAGAAGTCATCTTCTACTGAAGATGGTGTACCTACTGCCTCTACATTAGGTTCACTAGCTTTAAAACCATTTGTCTTACCAAATAATTCAGCTACTCCTACCTCATCTAGATCTCCAGTATCTACACCTGCACCTCCTTGACAAGTTACTACTTGCACTCCAGAGAGCTTCAGAGACGTTCCATAAGAGATACCATCTCTAAGTAGGTAAGGCTTCTGTGTAAAGCCTAGCTTGACCGTAGACCCAGCGTACACAGGCAGATTAGGATCAGTAAGCTGACTGCCTTCCGTATCCACCACAGGCGGACGTTTGTCTTCACTCCAAGAGAATTTAATAAGATATTTCCCATCTGATACCTCCTCCCAAGGTTCTGGTTTTAGAGAGCTACGCTTAGGGTTCTTGAGCTTTGACTCAGCCCACTTAAGACATTCGGTTCTCTCTTCTTCTAATTTATCTATCAAGTCCTTACCAACTAAAGCTCTCAAGCTATAGCCGTACTGACTCGGCTTCATTACAGCCTGATACCCTTCTAATACTACGGGTTCAGGTGTGACGTGAATGTTTCTCATTAACAAAAAAAGTAAGTGGATTCAATGACTGACTCAGGCTTCAATGTGTCAACCATCGGTGGTTTTGTTTCGGCTCCTATTGACTCAGCAAACGTTGATAGATAATCATGCTCAGCGAATAGGTGCATATATGTGTCTCGTACAAGGTGAGACAAAGTAGACATATCAGTAGCTCTACATAGAACTGAATCATGTATGAGAGCTATAGGTGCGTTGAATTTAGTTGCACTGATATGTAATAAAGAAGCATCAAGAGAATGAATTAAATTAGGAGCTGTAGCATTCTTGTGATGCCTTACATCAACTCCCTTATCTCCATCAGCTATATGAATACGACAACGACCTAACAACTTAAGATCTAATATCTTTGTAGACTTTTTATTTAGTCTTTGTCTAACAGTAAAACCTGATGGTGTAGTCCAAGACAATTCTGTAGCTTCATTTTTAAAAGCATTTGAGACTTCCTTTTCAATCCATCTCATAACTCTCATAGGTCCAGGGAATATTTCTTCCATGGCATCTCTTACAGCTTTAACTGTTTGAGTTAGCTCTTCTTTATCTATCTCTACACCTTTATCTCTCAACGCTTCTTTAATATATCCTCTATTAGAAAAAGGTTTTGCATTGTAGGGTATTGTCATAACTGTACGTTTGGTACATTTACGATCCCAGTGAGGACGCAACCTTTCAGGTATATTTGGTAATGCTTTTTCAGCTATTACTTTATAAGCATCTTGTGGTTCATCACCTGGAATAACATTAACCATTGAAGCTGTTGATTTATCTCTAGCTAATCCAGCGAGAACCTGCATTCCTGAGCAGGTTGCATCTGTGGCTACTGGTAGACCTGTAGTAGACCTACTCTTAGTAACTACAACTTCATAGAATTCCTCACATGCAGCTGCAAACTGCCAAGGTTCCTCAACATTTTCCCAATCACTAACATTTCGTATTGGATCAGTAGCAACTCTCTTAATAAGAGATGCATTTTCAGGGATAAATGGCCAAGCTTTTCGCTCATCCATTGTTGCTTTATCCAGACCAAATGTTGTAGCTACATGGAAAGCTAACCACTCTTCACCATCTTTAGTTATCTCTGACTCACTAGCAAAACGGATTAGACTTTTTCCAAAGTCATCCGATTGAGGTGTACAAAATGATGGTATGGGATATGCTCTCCCCCTATAATCAAAACTCCAAGGCACCCAGAAAACTATATCCTTAAACTCTTTCATGACATTCATTGTCATTCGAGTACGACAAGAGACTCTGAACTCTTGAGCATTTTTATTACAGGCTTCTCTCTTCGCTTGCTTCCATGCAATTTTAGCTACTTCATTAGTATCAATATCAATAGGTTTAGGTGGAATAGTATGTTCAATAATTGGTCGAAACTTTCCTACCTTTCTACCCTTGCTATCAAAGTGTTCTGCTATTGATACTGTGAACGGGTTCAGGCGGTATTTAACCTTTTGAATTTTGTTTAAAAACTCTCTGGTTTTCTTTCCCTGTATAGTAAGGGGTACCCCCCTCCGAACCATCTCGTGACAACGAGTTAGGTCGTTGAGGTAGTAACCTCCTTCCTCACATACAGTCCAATCTCGTGGCTCAATTATCATTGGCCAACTAAGAGGACTAAATAGTTCTACTTTTTTAACAACTTCATCTTTATATTCGTAGAATTTTTCATTGGGAATTAGGTAGTTCTGCTTACTCTTGCCTCTGAATTCTGTAAATATCTCAAACCATCCAGAAGATTCCAATAAACAATTAAGAAACCATCGACCTAGTTCAGTCTTCATGTGTGTACTGAAATGTTTCCACATCTCAACATCAGATCTGTTGAAACATGTTTGCATTTGCTTACGTTTATATTCAGTACCTTTTGATTGATGCCAATAGTTATCTTTTAAATGTTTGAATAATCCAGGCGCAGTATTCTCATAAAATCTTATTTGTAGTTCAGCTTCTATAGCAGACCCAATAGCTTCAACAATAGAAGCGATGGTTGAATTCTTTTTGCGATAAGAGAAAACTTTATCGAATACAAGTTTTAATGTAATTGCACACGCTGATTCAGTATCAATAGCGTTGACATGTTCTAGTATTTTTTTCTCACTAACTAACCAACATTGTTCATTTCTTTTATCTTTCCATTCTTGTGTGTACTTAATAAATGTCGGCAAAAGGTTTTCTATTGAGGAAGCACCATAACAAGTAGCAGAGGCATAATCTTTCGATTCAAGAGTATGTGTTTGCTCTCTAAGTCTCTTTAAACCACCTGATATTTGCTTCCTTTCAAATTCCTTTTGACGCATTTCATCAGCGTCTTGATACATAAAAATAGCGCGGTAGATTGTATGTTTTAATCTATACGTAAGTGGATATTGCTATAAATAAAGATAGCCCAAGGCTTTTAACCATGAGCTATTAGTTGCTATACATTAGTGGATTAAAAGACTATATAGTTTTTAAGTCTGGTGCGTCTACCAATTCCGCCACACTCCCGTTGGGATTACGACCCGCTGTAGATTACACCAGTTCAAAAACATTGCACTTAAAATCCGAAAATGAATAGATTTACGCCGACTATAGACGCGGCAGAATGATGATTGTGAAGATTTAGAACTCCAGTTTCATCGTATGTTTTTGCTGACTTTCACTTGTTGATTTGGCATACCCTAATGTTGTGGATATGGAACTATGTCCAAGCATATTTTGTACATCAATAGGTGGTGTACCTGATGCCATATGCCATGTACCAAAACAATATCTAAGTGAATGAAAGCAGTAACCATTCTCCTCATATAGACCTAAGTAATGCATACATTTATAAAATGCACGCCTTAATTGGTCATCACCTGACCACTCATCACCAAAGATCTTTACGTTTGGTTTAACAAACTCAACCCTTGATTTAAGTATTGGTATTAATAAAGGATGAATAGGTATTGTCCTTGCCTTACCCCACTTACATTTCTCAAGTGTGAGAATGTTTAGGTCAAAGTTAACCCATTTAGCAGGAAGGTTAAGGATTTCTGATTGCCTCATCCCTGTTAGAGCTGCAAACTGGATGATGTCAGCTAAGTCATCACGCCTAAGTTGCGTCCTTGCAAACTCAATCATGTCATGTACTTGTTGCTTAGTGAAGTAAGTACGATTTGATTGACGTTCCTGAAAACGAGGAAATGGTAGGAAATCTAGAGCTACATCATGTAGTCTCATTGCCTTAGTAAACTTAAGAACAACAGAGACAGCAGAGATAAATCTATTAATTGATCCATGTTGTAGCCCTTTATCCTTGAGACGGTTAGTTAATGTAACCATCAATGGATAGTCGATGTTCTTAATAGGGAACGAGAGACCCATGAACTCAGTGAACATGCCAGCGTATAAGAGAGCGGACTTCCGTCCGTTTCCATTCTTCCAGCTATCACGATTATTCATAGTGAAGTCCAAACACGTTCCCCACGTGAGTGCTTTACTCATAAAGTAATTGTTTAATTTGATTCATTAAATCCTCACCTTTACGGGTGAGCTTGAGGCGTTGCCTCCTTGGTGCTTGTTGTTCTACCTCCTTGGTTATTAGGTCATATCCAGGTTTTCTTAAACGATGTTCCTTACTTAGCAAATCAGTATTACGTGAGCTACTTGCAGTAGTGAAGTTTAAGTCTTCTTCTAATGCTGTCTTATGGCAATCATTATGTGATCCGATATAAAACAACGTAGCTAATACTTGAGCTGGTACTTCTCGGTCATATAGACGTATAAGATTAATCACCTTTAATAGGCGTTCAATCTTCTCGTCTGTTACTTTCCTTCGAAGGTTCGGGTCCATCGTG